AAGTTGAACAGGAAACTGATGAGCATGTCGAAATCCGGTATGTTGTCGGTGCAGCCAGTATGATGGTAAGAGTTGACCTTGACCATATTGTGCGCAGCGTCTTGTTTGACTTCACGGAGCGTGACTCCGATGGCGATGCGATAGTTGTCAAAGTCTTCCTTGTCCTTGTAGCATCTGGTCAGGGTCTTGGCGCATATCCTTGTGAGATCGTAGGCGGCACCGTACTTGTTGACGATGAAGCCTACGAACTCCCCTGAAGGTGCTGAGTGGGGTTTGAAGTTGCAACCCAGATCCTTCACGTAACTGTTCATCGCGGTGTAGTCGAACTCTACGTTAGGACCTAATGCCAAAGAATCGTCACCTTTGATAAAGATGACTCTTGCGCCCTTAATGGTGTCTAGGGCAATGCAGAGGTTCCAGAAACAGTTGCGGATGAGAGTGAAAGGTTGTCCGGAGTCCAGTTTGAGACTGACCAGCAGTGACATGACGTCGCTGGAAATCTGGCGAAAGTCTTGCATTTCCATAAGGCTTTCTCTGACATTGGCTGGGCATTCGATCGTGTTGCTTTGACCAAGTCTGACCAATGCGTTGTCGACAATGTGGCCCGGAACCTCATTTTGGGAGGAATCGAACTCTGTGTAGTCGTTGTCAACGTGCTTGTCATCGATCTGGTGGTTCCTTTCGAGCAACGTCATGGTTGCCTTGTCCGTCATACCGGTAGCGATGATGACTTTCCCTTTGGATTGCTTGGTGAGGACCAGTTCCAGCAATCTAGCCCAAACATTGACTTGGAAGTTGAGGGTTTTGCTCCATGCTGAGATGCTCTGCCCGGCTTTGTCTGTGGTAAGCGGGTCCTTGTTGGTGGTGGCCTTCTGCTGAGTCTTGAGGAAAGCTTTAACTTGGTGCACGTTCATGTCTTTCCAGTTTTCGATGTCCAAAAGTTCCGACATGTTGTGTCCGTTTTCCTCGAACTTTTCTGCAGCTTGCACGAAACATTGGTGGAGATTGTCTTCGGTGACGTGCCAATCGAACTCTGGTTCGGCTTGGGCGAAAAGTCTCTTGGCCATTTTCTTTGCTTTGGCCTCCGGCATACTCTTG